CGCCGCCGCCTCCTCCGCCTACGCCTCCGCCTACGCCTACGCCTCCGCCTCCTCCGCCTACGCCTCCGCCTACGCCTCCGCCTCCGATGGGGCCTATTCCGCACAGCGCCAATTTGTTTCCGACTACTTAACGCTTAACTTTTAGGATTGCCCATTCCCGGAAAAACATCGCCAGCCAAAGGAGTCTATATGTCGGATTATACGAAAAAAACAAACCAACTGAACGAAAAGGTCATAGCCGCCCGCTTGGCATCGCGGGGGGCGGCGCTAGGGGGCAACCCCAGCCGAGAGCTGGAGGACGCCGTCCGGGCCGCTGAGGCGGAGCCCACCGGAGACCTCATGGATCACATTCTGCCGCCAGGGTGGACGCTCTCCGACCTGAGAAAAATAATGACTCTGACGAGCCCGGAGGGGATCCCCACTACCAGTGGCGATGCTAGGGACCCGCTGTTCCGGGTCGCCTGGAGCTCTACCCCAGACCCGGTCACGGTATACTGGCTCCGGGCTCTGATCCGCGCCGCCGGCCTCACCCAGGGGGAGGCGGCGCGGCTCCTGCATGTCCACCCGCAGACGATGCGGAGGTGGGCCACGGGAGCCCGGGAAATCCCCTGGGCGCCGGTGGAGCTGCTCCGGCGGATCGTCTCAGGCCAGGACGTAGATCCGGCGGACGGCTCCGACAATTCGCCAGGTGGCCCCGCAGGCACGGCAGGCCATCCAGGTCGTCCCCCGGACGCTCCGCGCAATGGATAGATCCTCGGACCCACAACCGCACAAAAGAGCCCTGACCTCCGAGCCTCGCGGCCTCGATGGCGATGGATTTTGTGGGGTCGGGAGCCACTCAGAACCCATGCAAAAAGTCTCCGCCAACGGTCCGCCGTGGCATGTTTCTGGGCGGGGGCGGGGTCACCGGCTCGGGCCTGGGGTCTTCGTCCCGGGCGTCGGGGAGGTGGCGGTGCAGTAGGGCCAGGGCCAGGGCGTAGACCAGGCAGTCTAGCCAGTCGTGGCGCTTCCGGACCTCGCGCCAGTAGCCGGCCTTGCCCTCTGGCTCGGTCCAAATTTCCCCGGATAAATGCAGCAACAGGGCGTCGGAGGATTTCAGGCCACGGGGCAGCATCCCGCTGGCCGGCTGGTCTGGGTCGCGCAACAGAGCGGCATGGGCGTTGCGCCGGAATATCCCGCCGTCTATTTTGTGCCAGTAGATCCGCCAGCCAGGAGGCTTGCGGACCACGATTGATTTTGTCCGGCGAATCGCTTCCGGCAGGGTCCGCTCAATCCCTCCAGTTATATGCTTCGCTTCGTCCTCGCCAACGCCACGGACGGCCTTCCACTTCGGCTCGCCCTGCACCCATGACGCGATTTCTTCGGTGTTCCACCCAATGTCAACGCCACGGCTGACGGGCCGCATGCGCGATTCTCCGCCCTCGACTTGCCAGCCTTCGGCCGCTAGGTCTCTGATTTTATTCAGCACATCCACACGATCCGCCGGCGTCGGGGCTCGCACTGGCTTCCCATCAGTCCCCACCTGGACCAGGTATTCGTAGCCCCAATCAACAATGGACCACCGATCATCCGCGCCATGCGCAACCACCATCCAATAGTGGCGGTCCCCCTGAACGTCCTGAGCCATGGTCAAAAAATTAGCCCAGGCCGGAACGGTTCGCTTGTCGTAATTGCTGCGGTCAGAGGCTGTAGCTAGTGTCCGATTGTTAAATTCCCCCTCTGGCTCCGGCTCAACGTACGGACGACACCAGACCTTTTGCATGTGATTCCGCATCAGCGAAAAGTCGCCCTTGGCCTCGGTTATTTTTGCGGCGCGGAATTCGGCTCCGATCTTGGCCAGGCTGCCCATGTGGAAATCAAGACCAGTCGCCAGAATCGACAACGAATCTCCAAATGGATCCGGCCCGACAACGTGGCCATCGGTGGCGGTCTGCCCATGGTGGACCAGCAGAGCGGCATTCAGCGCGGCGACGCGGTCCGATGGGGACCAGATTACCCCGCACAATTTGCAGGCCACGGCCCCGGCTTCGGCGTCGAATTGTTCCAGGTCTGGGGCAAAGTAGCCGTGACAATGCGGGCATCGGTGATGCATCCGGCTCCGCGTCCCCATCGCGTGCATTTGCAATATCGGGTGATCTTCGCGGCCCCGACGATCGTTCACCGTGCTGGCAATTATAGCGACGCCGTCTGACCCGTAGGATTCTATTCGCCGGAAAACTAGCTCGATTTGGCCGGCTGATTCTGCGTCATCGGCCTCGTCAAATACGATTGTTTGCGGGCTGACGCTACTGACGGATGTCTCACGTCCACCAGTTCCGGTGGCCATAAAATACAGACGGCCAGCGACTGTCCCGGTCGATGGGTCGCGCATTGTCAGGACCGCCGGCTTCCCTCCCCGGGACCCAGGCCCCTTCACCGGCAGCCATGCGGCAAACCCGGTGCCCTCAATCGCCGGCTTTATTTTTCCGTCCCAATTCTGAGCGAGCTTGTCGAGGTTCGGCATGACGTAGCCAACGCTTTGCCGCTTTTCCGCGATGGCGTAGAGAGTCGGCAAAAGGATGGCCTGCAAAGTTTTTCCGCGCTGGGATGGGTACACCACCACAATTCGACGCCAGCGGCCCGATGCCATTTCGCGGAGCAGCGCGGCCTGCGTCGGCTCGGTAGTCGGCTCCCAGAGTTGGCCGGCTGATGGGCCATCGGGGAGCATCAGGGTGCGGGCGAACTCACCCAGGGGCCGGGCGCGGCGCGGCGGGCGGATCCGGCGGGCCAGCCTGGTGTTGAGGTCGGCGATGGTCACGCGTTAAGCGCCCCGATTTCATCAGCCACCTGTTCGCGGATTCTCGCCACCCACTCTGCGGATTTTTGGCGGGCCTCGTTTATTTTTTCCGGCGGGACTAGACTGGCCACGAGGGCGGACACGCCGTCTAGGTGGCGCAGAAAAATATCAGCTATGGATTTCTCGCGGTCATCGACCTGATCGGCGGTGAATTTTTCCGCTCGGGCCAAGGCAAGGTCTTCCATTATTTTTTCATTGCTCAGGACCTCACCGTTGACCTGCTCCCGCGTTTTCGCGTCGAGGTAGGTGAATCTACCCTCGCTGAGGAGCACCACTCGATCGTACGGATTTGCCCCGGGCAGCAGGGCCAGGAGATCGTCGGCGGGGGATGCCGGATCTGGCCTGGCGACGGGGCCTGGTCTCCTCCCTGCAGTCGCATTGCCGCCGGCCCTGGCCGCACGGACCTTGGCTGCGTGGGCCTCCGGTGTGTTGCATTTACCTGATTTACCTTTGACCCCGGTCATTATGGCGCACTTTCAAAATGTGGGTAGAAAAAAATGGGCTGATGCGCCTCGCAGAGAGA